ACATCCTTGACTGATGGCGTGGCAGAGTCCCACACGCGCTCAAACACCGAGTCGGCAGTCATCTCTGTAATGTGGCCAACCGGATCAGGGATGTACTTGTACATGTCAGGAATGTACCGGATGCCCAGCCCAACTGTGCGCGACATGTAAAAGAGGTTGCACGAAAAGTCGGTGCTGCGCTCAGCCTTCCAATCCTCAATGTCGCCATCAAACACGCAGACGTCAACCATTATATTATCAACCATAAGCTGAACAAGGCGCTTGATTCCGGGTGACATGTACATCTCGCCGTACCGAAACTCCAAATCCTGAACAACCTCAACCGTGTGAGCAACCCCCAGACACGTCAGAAACTTGTCAATGTCTGCGCCAGCCGGGAACATCAAGTCCACATCCGTAAATTTGTCCAGTTTACGGATGTGAATGTCGCGAACATAGCCACCGAAGACCCAGCCATCAAAGCAAAAAGCCAGGTGGATAATCGGAAGAGCCATTTACTATTTTATCAGTATATAAACCTGGGATGTAAAAGCGCACCCTTTTTACACGGGTATATACGCCCTTTTCTGAACAACCGCCTTGGCGTACTTCATACCAATGCAGAAATGAATGTGGCACCACTCGAGCGCATCCTTGTCATCAAGCTTGACACCCATGGGATTCTTATTAACCTCATTCACCATTGAAAACCCACCCTCAACGGTCGACATATTCTCCGCCATTGTAATCATGTCGCTGAACCACGCCACGTGCTCCTTGTTCTCGGGCTTGAAGGCGCTCAGAAAGTTGGACGTCGTCGTCATTACTATCATATAGTCATTAATCTTTATCCAACTCGAGTCTTGACTTTACAGTCTGGACACTTGATGACGATATCCGTGAGATTGTCAGCGATTCTCTCCATGTTGAGTTTGCACCTGACGCAAACCACGTGCCCGCACATGAGCGCGAACCGTGTATGGTCCGCGTTAAACACCACCCCGTAGCACACCATGCACGACTCTATGTTCGCAGGATCTTGTCTGGCGAAGCGTGTCAGACGGCATTCGGCGCACAAATTTCCGTGCCGACCTATGTTGTGCCGACACTCTGTGCATATAACAGTGTGACGAAGAATCCACATCATCTCGCGGTGCATCTCGTCATCCCTGCACTCGAACGATGTAAAACGGCGCTGCCGACCTGTGCGCTGAGACACGTACGCCACGTGATAATACTTTTCCAACGCCACTAGTTTAAACTTTACATGATGATCGTTCGTATAGTTCATATATTACAAATGTTCGCAAACTTTATGCACCGCACCCGCACCCTGAATACCCCTCCTTCTTCTTATTTCTAGTCATCACAAGGTAAACCATGGCGGCGAGCACAACTGCAAGCATCAGATATTGTTCCATTCTTACTCTTCGTAAACAGAATAATCAGACTCGTTGGGCTGCTCATCCTCTTCAGATTCATCTTCATCGGAGGGTACATAGTCCGAATCAGAATCATACTTTAGAAACCCGCCGTCGCTCGTGCGTTTAAACCCAATGTCGCACTCGTCGTCAGTTCCGGTATACTCCATTACAGAGTCGTCGTCAATCTCATACACCATGTCCTCGTAGCGCCACACGACACATCCGTGGTCCCGGTCGTCAGTCGGGCTGAGATATCTGATTGACATTTGATCACCCCTCTGATCGAAAATCTTTGCAATGAGAGAGGTGGTTTTTCCTGAAGAGAGCTCCGTCCAAACCTTCAGGAGCATTATACGGGGTGTCAATTTTTTCTTTAAGATATATCCATCGTCGCGACAAGCTCATTCCTCTCATTAAAAAACGTATATGCTCTGCGGATCCAAACCTCGCCCCCGATGCGATTCTCGCGCCTGAGGCCCCGCAGGATGTGAAGCATCTCTGGCTCGGGTGGAAGCTCTTGTTCATCTTCATAGTTGATCGTGATAGATGTATGCTCGCGGCGGGTATCTGCGCGGCACATCGGGCACCTCGTGTCTCGGTCGAGCCACTTGTATATGCAGGATGCGTGAAACGCGTGGCCGCACTGCAGCTTGGACGTGTCATCCCCCAACCCTATCTTTTCGAGACAAACGGGACAGCTGTCGGCGTGGTTCCAACACTTATCAGTAGTTCCGAGACTGTGACGCTTGCACCGCTTAGACGAGGAGGTTTTAGCGGTGCAGCGGTTCATTTACACATATAACAATTAAAGTCTTTAGAACTTCCAGCGGTTGCCGCATCCGTGGCAGGTGACGTACGTGGTCATGGGCTCGTCGGCCGAGCGCGTCTGCAGCTGGTAGTAGTCCGTCTTCTTCGACTTGCACTTGCCGCACTTGAACTGGCCCTCGTAGTCGTCATCCATCATCTTGTTCTTCTCAATCGCCAACTCCTTCTTCAGCAGCTTTAGCTTTGCAGCTGCGTAAGGCCCGAACGGGTCCATAATATCGGGCGGGTTCTGCATGATATCCTTGTGCAACCTGCCCTCGCGATACGCCTTTACAACAAAAGGCTCAATCTGCAGAGAGACGCGGCCATCCTTCACCTCCAGAGTCACGCACATGCGCTTCTCACGCTTGAACGTGTTAAGGATTCCTAGCGCGATAGACTTGTAAAAGCTGACAAACTTTGTATTCTCCCAAGAGGGTGTGATACCAGCCGCCTTGAAGCGCCGAAAAGAATAGTTGTGCACACTCTTCTCGATGTTGCCAGCATAGACACCCGTCGGGAAAAAGGCGCCAAACTGAGTGCGCATATAAGTGCGGGTGGCCATCCCTGGTTCCTTTGAATTTGTTTGACCTAGTGGTACTGGATTCATCACCTGGGTTTCAAGGGAACACCCTTTTTAAATTAAGGGATTCAATCACAGACTATTTAATGGCTGGAAAGTTCAAGTATCCGCACGTCAACTGCTCCATGTCGCACTGGCTGCCCCGGGATGGGGCCGAGGTGCTACATCAGTGTCCCGTATGTGACTAACGACTGTATATGCTGCGCAGAACGCAAACTCATCTATAAATTCATGCGCCTGGCCAGCAAAGAGGGTATCAGAATGAATAAAATTCCATCATGGATTCACAGAAAGTATGGGGAGATTGTAATATGGCGAGTGCTCGCGGATGGAACCCCAGGAATGTCTCTCCCGTGTGTACTGTGCCGAAAAAAGCTGGACAAAATGTCCATTCAGTGGCGAGCACATCTTGGCCCAGTGTGGCACTCGAGTCGAGATGAAGTCGTTCCCAAATCAAAATCAACATGCAAACAACTCACGGTGCTCAAGTTTTCCGTTTAATCCCGAGCGACTTTTCAAGTGCACTCTCTGCACGCTTCAACGGCTTTGATCGCTTAAGCTTCAACTGCTCATTCTGACCAACTGCGCTATTGATACTATTCATCTTATTCTCAGATGATGCATAAATCTCCTTCTTCTGATCAGATGGACCTTGATGACACACCATATGAATCTGGTTTGGCATTTGCACAAATGGAGGATCTTTACACCCCCTAAACTCGTCTATACTCATCCTGCCCCCAAACACCTCCAGACACTGGCGCTTAGGCGCACTTGTATACGACTCGATGTGGCCATACGCGTGCTTACGCATAAGAGTAATCATCATCTGATACTCGCCATATTTCGGACCAGCCCTATCTATATTATAAGCCTTCATGCAACCCCATGAACAAAACGTACCCATCGTTGTAAACTTCTTTCGAAGTTCATCATACTTTATGGGCATGTGTAGGTCCGGCCCATCAAATGGGTGGCAGCACCACCAGCACCAGGTCATGACATTCAGAGTCGATCATTCTTTAATTTCTTGAATACTATTAATGAAAGTCGATCCTCAACTACTCGCAACAATTCTTGTAGTTTCCATAATTTTTCTAGTTATGAAACCAAAATCGGAAGGTTATACTGACTTTGCAGGAAACGCAAACCCCACCGCAATTGCTGCATTCAGAAAACAAATTACAGGACTTAATACATCAGGTGATACAATTATCTGCACAGTCAACCCCAAAGCAGGTGTCGTTGCCGCCCCAGTCAAAGCAGCAGCCAAACCAGGTGTCGTTGCCGCCCCAGTCAAAGCAGCAGCCAAACCAGGTGCACCAATAGCATTGAAACAGCCACCAAATCCAATCGGTAAGGTTCTACAAGCTGCGGAAAAGGATATAAGCGCTCTTACCACATTCCCCAACTGCGGTGTCGTCCCCGGCTCACCAGTAAAGTATACACTGACAATGACACTCACTATTGAAAAGATTGCACCAAGCTGGCGTAATATCTTTATCCGCGGAGGAAATGACGGTAATCGCCGCCCAGCAATCTATATCAACCCAGGTAGTCTAAAGTTTCATTTCCGCCATGGAAGCACCGTCGATGGAAATACAGGAATAGACGTTACCAACACAGCTCTACTCCCAGGTGTGCCAACAAGGCTTGCATTCATAAACGACGGCCAGCGCCTGTCTGTATATGTGAATGGCATCAAGGATACTGCTGAATATGTTCTTCCAGCAGGTAAAGTGTTCGAATGGGGCGTAGATGACACTGCAAAGGCGGCTATTGCCCCATATACTGTAAATGCAGCCGGATATGTAAAGGTTAAGAATCTGACGTGGTACAAAGACGTTCTCACACCAGATCAGATTAAAAAAATACTGTAAAGTAGAATGACCAAACTTTTAAAACCCGTTTTATTCCTAATAATAGCAGCAATAGTCGGTGTTGTTATATATATCAAATTTATAGCTAAACCAGTAGCACCAGTAGCACCAGTAGCACCAGTAGCACCAGTAGCACCAGTAGCACCAGTAGTATCTACAAATTGGGATGAACAGTTTGGAGCTTCCAAACCTATGAATGTAATAGGAACGAATGATGTTGCAACTGCAAAAGTCATGACCGCCATCCCTTTAGCCAAAAGCGAAGACATATACTCACAGAAAGCTGGGACAAAGATAGGGTCTTTTGGTGGTGCACTCACAAAGAATGTCGATGCTGGTGCACTCGCAAAGAGCGAAGACATATACTCACAGAAAGCTGGGACAAAGATAGGGTCTTTTGGTGGTGCTGTCATGCCTGCAACTCTTGCACTCACAAAGAATGTCGATGCTGGTGCACTCGCAAAGAGCGAGGACATATACTCACAGAAAGCTGGGACAAAGATAGGGTCTTTTGGTGGTACAAAATCGTGGATGTTTGGAAATGTAGGAGTCATGCCTGCAACTCTTGCAACCAAAACAGCAATGCCATCTAATGATTTTTTAGTGTCAAGTAAAACTGGCTTCTTAGGTGAGATTAAGAAATTAAAGGATGCTTCTGCAGCGGAAGAAGAGGCTAAACGGCTTGCATCCGCAGAAGAAGCGGCTAAACGGATAAAATCTACAGAAGAAGATTTACTTAAACGTGTCGCAATAAAAGAAGGCAAAGAGGCGTGCTGGTATGGTATGACTGGTCTCCTCAGATGTGGAACACAAGCTGAGAAAGATGGCAAGGCAGGGCGTGTTGCTATGAGTGGTAAAGCGTGGTACTATGAAGATTAAAAAAACATAAAGCTTATGGAATATAGATGGTAAAGTTTATTCAGGAGTTTACAATTGATGAAAGCCTCGTAGACTATATAGCAAGCGGTGTCAGACTGGATCCTTCTGTTCGATGTCCTAATGGTACTCATGCGGTTATACCTGAGTTATCAGATCCAATGACATCTATAATTTTTGAATATATAACATCGTTTGGTCAATATAACTATTTTGCAGATACAGAAGATATAACTTTAAAACTTACTACGTATATTAAAAATGTCCCGCCATGGAATTTCACCACATGGAAAAATGAACATGGCCCTTACTTTAATTTTTATATATTCCTCAATGACTCTGATTTAATCTACGAGTTTTTCAACCCCTTTACCACTGTCACTGAGAGGTTCAAGGCTAGAAAGTGTCGTGTCATTGTGCTGCCTTCTATGTGGATGATCATCAGTCGCCATAGCAGCACCAGGTTTACTAATTCTATATATATAGTAGGAAGTGCGAATGTCACAGATTTCAATAATCATCATGAGACGACTGTCCCTGACACAGTTACCGAACCCAGTGTGTAACATTGGTGCATGAAAGTATGCATAGTCCACAACCACCGCTCGATTGTATTTGTACGGTATACACTCGATAGGCTTGAATTTTTCAAAATTCTCTGTATCACGCACATGATTTTCATTCCATGCAGAGATCACACCATCATCAACGTGCTCATACAATACAAGACCATCTTTAACTTTATTTTTTGTGAGATATATAAGAATATGCCATCCATTATTTGGTGTCTCGGCATCTGCGTGCACAAACGTTTGATGAGTATCACCATCAATGGCTGATCTGAATCTTGAGCATATAACTTTATAGTGATCACCTTTGAATATTTTTTTGATCTGTCTATCTAATTCTGGGAACATGATAGATCTATTCATTGTATCTCTTCCAGTATAATTACCGGGTGATATAAGTTGATATTCTGCCTGAATCGCCATCTCCCTTATAAAATCTGGATCTTTGAAGAAATTATCAAACACCCTAACCTTCTTCATATCACTTCAATATAATAAAACTATAAGTTAAATACATCAGCTGCATAAAATCAATATGCTGCTCAGCATTGATGTCGGCATTAAAAATCTGGCCATGTGTATAATTGCCAGCGACACAAAGAAGATTCACTACTGGGACGTTTCAGGAGTTCCACCAATGCACGCAGATGGTCTCTTCCCTTGTATGAAGAGACATCTTGATGAGCGATCTGCACACTTTCAGTCTGTCAGAACGGTCATCATTGAAAAACAACCCGACAAGAATCGGGGAATCAAGTCGGTTGAACACTTTTTGCACGCATACTTTCTAGTCCACGACAAGGATGTTGTCATTTGGGATGCACGCCATAAAATTCCAGACGTGGTGGGGCCAGGGCGAGCGCAGTATATAAAACGAAAGAATACATCCATCGAACGATGCAGGCTGTTTTTGGAAGAGACGAACAAGGAGCACTGTGCACATTTTGAAGCGCACAAAAAGAAGGATGACCTTGCTGACACGGTTATGCAGGCTCTATCATTCATCGATGCCAGAAAAGACGCACCACCCACTCCAAAGACACCAACGCCTCGAAAGCCTACTGAAAATCAGACGAGGACGAAATATTCAAAGGCTAACCTGGCATATCTGTACAAGACGAATGCGAAGCAAGATGCGCGGTTCAAAAAGGATCTCGCCAGATATTATTCAGGACTAGATGAACTCATTAAAGAGTTTGGGCTCTCAAAAGTTAATGAGTAATGTTCGGCTTGTAGATTCAATGCCGCGAGAGGATTGCGACGCTGCGATTGTACAAGCAGCTCGCGTCTCGTATGGGAAGGGTACAAAAACAATCTCAGACGACCGGGCGCTCATCAGATATCTGATGAGACATCACCACACCACGCCGTTTGAGATGGTGGAGTTTAAATTTCACATCAAGTGCCCCATCTTTGTCGCACGCCAGTGGCTTCGTCACCGAACAGCGAGTGTGAATGAGATTTCAGCCCGATACTCTGAAATGAATGACGACTTTTTCACCCCCGACACATTCAGGACACAAAGCATGTCCAACCGCCAAGTATCAGAGAATGCGATGGACTTTGAGACGAACAAGCAGGCGCAGACTATTCATTCAGTGGCGTGCACAGATGCCTACAAGTGCTACCAGGACCTTCTTGGCATTGGGTGCGGACGCGAACTCGCCAGAACCATTCTCCCAGTGGGGCTCATGACAGAGTTTTACTGGAAGATTAACCTTCATAATTTGCTGCACTTTTTGCAGCTGCGAATGGATCAACACGCTCAGCAAGAGATTCGGGTTCTAGCAAACATGATTGCTGACATTATCAAACCGATGGTGCCAATTACATGGGACGCATTTAGTGATTTTCGTGTAAATTCTATTATGATTACGTCCCCGGAAATTCAGGCTATGCAAAATGGCCTCGAATCAATTCAAGGCGTTGGTGAAAATCGTGAATTTCAGGAGAAGCGGAAAATTTTTATGAAAGTCTAAAGTAATGGATTATATGCAGCTTCTCGGAAAGAAAGAGTCTGCTAGTGCACTCACAAAGAATGTTGTGGGAGGTCTTTCATCTGGAGCAAAAAGTTTTGATCTTGGAGCGCTCACAAAGAATATCGACGTTGGAGCGCTCACCAAGAATATAGACACTGGAGCGCTCACAAAGAATATCGACGTTAGTGCACTCACAAAGAATATCGACGCTAGTGCACTCACAAAGAATATCGACGCTAGTGCACTCACAAAGAATATCGACGCTAGTGCGCTCACAAAGAATGTCGATGCTAGTGCGCTCACAAAGAATGTCGATGCTAGTGCGCTCACAAAGAATGTCGATGCTGGAGCGCTCACAAAGAATGTCGATGATATTGCGGGTGCCGCAGGGAAAAAAGCGGGGAAAGAAACTAGTGAGTCTTTGGCAAAAAAGGCGAAGGATATAGCTGACAAAGCTGGGGATATGCTGAAAAAGGTGGATAAAAAGACTTTGGTAGCTGTTGGGGCGGCAGGTGGTCTTGGTCTTTATCTAGTAAAGAAGGTGAAAGATATGGAGGGTAAGAAGGTTGGTATTACAAAAGTTGAGGCTGGCAAGACTGGTGTGGCGGGGTTTGGTGGCGACAAGAAGGTTGTTTTGATTACATACTCACCAGCACTTGAAATTAGATCGACTGACAAGATTGACATTGATGGCTCTCAAACAACTCCATCGATGGATGGTAAAGATTACAATGTAAATTCTGTTAAATCAGACACACAGATTTACGTCACAGTTGGTAATGATATTACTGCATTTAAAGAGGGTGGTCAAATTACACTTCATACTGATTTCGAGTCACAGGCGCTTGGATTAGTTAAAGATGGCGCTGCTGCTGCTGGTGAGCTAGCTGGTGATGTTGCTGGCGCGGGGGCTGGTGGTCTATTGAAGGGGTTGGGAATTGATCCCAAGATTGCAATGTATGTTGGTATTGGTCTAGGCGTACTTATTCTTCTATTTATTCTGATGAAGTTTATGGGTAAGAAGAAGGCTTAGATCCACGCCTTTTGGATATAGGCTGGTGCGTCCTTCAGTATTTTCTTTGATTTTTCGGGCATAGATTCAATCTCCTTTGCAACGTCAGCTGCGCTTGGGAAGAGATCAACGAGCTCTGCTGCACCAAATGCATTCATTACTGGGTTTGATGCAAGTGACAACATTGCGGCTGCTGCGCCCAGTTCCATCATATCACCTTTCTTTGCTGCAGTTGCTAATTCATTTGCTCTCCGTCCTATTGTAGAACTTCCAATATCCGCTTTAGAGGTTCCTGGGACTGGTGCGATTCGCTTTCTGAATGTCATCTTGAGTGCTGGTCCCTTTGGAAGTCGTGGATAGTTGTCACTTATTTCAGTTGGTCGCGTCATCATAAGTCCCATGTCTTTAAATCCGGCGGGTACATTCTTTGCACAAAAGTTGACGGTCGTTTTGTGTTCATCAGCTGTGCACTTCAGATAGCAAAAGCCCTTAGTGTCCTCAACTCGGTCATCGGCGCATTTCACCGCCTTTGTGCAGCAGCCACCAATCGTCTTTGTCCAGCCAGTCTCGCATGGGGTGTAGCACATACCACCATCTTTAATCTTACCGACTGGACAAACACCTACTGAAAACATAGGCTTTGGAACTGGTGCTGGACCGAAATTCTTTGCGTTACAGCTGAGCGCGAGCTTATCATATCCTGCGGGGCATGAATATGTTGCACCATAAGACTGATCGGGGTGGCAATTTTTAAGTGCATTCCATGTCGTCCAGCTTTTGCAGCTAATCCAGCAGCATCCTATTCTATGGGAATCCGTACCACCATCACATCTTACAGGTTTGGAACAAATTGCACCAATGTTTGTTCCGCCATTGGGGCATGAAGAGGTTGCTGGCTTTGTCAAAAGACCAACCTCCTGTGAATAACACACGCCCCCAATGTTCTTCTGACCTGCTGGGCATGGTGGCTGACACATACCTGCTGGGCCCACCGCTGTGGTTGCCCACCCATCTGGGCACCTTGCAGCAACTCCTGCATCACACTTGTCCATTGTGGTCGGCTTAATGTCACGATCGCGTGTTGGCACCTTGCACGACACTTGGTCCCCTGGTGTGACTGGTGGGAATCCGTCTGGGCACTTTCTTGAGCATGTGAGACCAAGTGGTCCACCAGTTCTCTCCCAGCCAGTTGGGCAGTCTTTGATACACATACCAACCTTGCCAGAGTATCCTGGTCTGCATTTTGGATAGCACAAGCCACCATCCTTGTCTTCGTCTGCATTGCAGCTCACCCCGAAACAAGTCAGATTCATGTTACCCAGACCCTCTAGTGCATTCTTTCCAGGTATATTCATGGCATCTCCCGCTTCTTTGGCCAGCCACTGCGTTGGGTTTACACTCCCCGCTGGGCATGGGTGATACATCTTATCAAAATCAAACACGTTTATAATACCGCGAACAAATGCGCGACCAAAAATGGTTTCTGCGATATCCTGCGCCTTGTCAATTTTACAGTCTGGCGTGCTAGTCTTTTGCAGGCAGTATTCAGATGTAAGATTACACATCCCTGTATCTAAATTATATGTAACACCCTTGTTCATTCCTTCACATATTGTTCGCATCATACCTGGGCGCACCTCGCACTGATTATCTTTCGCGTTCCACTCGGAGTATATAATCTTTACTTCTGATAGTGGTGCATTACACTTTGCGCGGTCGGCTTGTTTGAATGTGCAGTACTTTTTAGTTTTTGGTGTTTTCATAATACCACCAGCCTTGTCACACATATTGTCGAGAGCCTTGTCGATAACTTTGTCCATGTCCAGATTATCACCCAGGAATTTTGATAGCTTTTCTGGATCGTCAGACATGGCTTGCTGGTCAGCAACTGATAAAGTCTTTATTTTATCTAGAACCTTTTGGATAAACTCGTTACCTGTGACTGCAAGTATTACGCCGCATTCTTTTGTAACTGCATCCGTGTATACATCTGGACCTTCAGCTGCAAGATCATCAAGTGGTCCATACAAAATTGGCAGTTCGAGTTTATTTTTTGCTGCATAATCAACAAATGTTTTATCAAACTCCGCCTTTTCACCTTTGAGTTCATCAGATGTCTTGGCATCTTTGAATCCACCCAGATTGAGAGTGTCCAGATATCCTACAGTTGCACCAAATATCAATTCTCCAGCTGCGACGAATGGTGCACCTGGTCCGGCTGCTGCAGCTGTCGCAGCCTTTGCTGTAAGACTTGCAGCAACTTTAGTTCCGGCTTTTGCAGCGGCTCTCTGCCCCAGTTTCCTCACAAGACGCGTACCAAGCTTTTCAAAAATATTCTCACCTGATTCTTGCGCAACCTTTGTCAATACTTTAGAACCTATACGACTTGTACCCTTTTCTAGAAATTTCGTTGAAAACTTTGTAAGTGCTTTAGTCACGATGCTATCTACAACCATACCACCTGCAAGAGCTATGTATAAATCGGGGCCACTCGCCATTTTCTTAAGCGATGCAGCAAGTGCCTCAGTCTGCGATGGCGCTGGCTGTGTAGTTGTGGTTCCATCAGGTTTTGTAACATCTTTCGACCCATCAGGTTTTGTCACGGTTGTTGTTTTATCAGGGGATACAACAGTTTTTGTATTGTCAGGTGCAATCACCACGGTTGACCCATCTGGTTTCTGCGCAACTTTTGTACCATCTGTCTGTGGTTTGAAATTAAGAGTCAAATCAGGATCTGGTAATGGTCTGGTTAGAGCTGCTGCCGCCGCCGCCGCTGCCGCAGCATCATCCTCCTTCTTTTTCTTAAGATATGAGCGTACTAAAATACCCACAACTACTGAAACTACTAATAGAATAGCCAATCCTACACTTCTACCACTCATCCTGATATCATACCAGATTTTAAACCGGTGCAAGAGTCTTCACCCCTGTAACTTCTGCAGTTTGGGGTTCTGGTGCGACACGCTCTGCTTTTGGCTCTTTTCTAGTCTTGTCGACACGCTCTGCTTTTGGTTCATCCTCCTCCTTTTTAGAAATTTTGATGGGTGCTGCGGTTGTTGTCGACTTTGATGGTTTTGCAGCGTCAATATCCTTGACACCGCACGCCGGGCATGGCGGGCATGTGTCGGGTCTCTTTTGGTGCAGATCTTCAGTGATTTTTCTCATCTCTTTGGCCATTTCATCACCATCAGACTCAAACTTTTTGATGAGTATCGCTTTTTGTGCCTCGTCGGTGGCAGTCTCGAGGTTGGTCAGATGTTCTTCGCTCATCTCCTTGGTGGCTTTCAGGTATTCGGCTGTAACCTCCTCAATCGACATGTTTGGTGTGTATACTGGTTTGGTATAACTACTCTTGAAACGTAGAACGAGCAGAATAATAACTAGAACAATTAAAGCAATAACGAGTGGGTTCATTTAATACAGCACTAGATAATAATGGATGCCGTAATAACTCGACCCTTTCAGGACTTTGCTGGCCGTAAATACATCTTCCTGAAGGTGAATGGAGCCATAGTCCAGGTTAAAGTGCCGTACAGATACAACCGAGTAATGTGCACTGTTCGCGGGCACGTGCCGATCCAGGATTTTACAGTTGGTCAGAAGGTGCGCGCTGTAATCGATTACAGACTGTGGGAAGGGTCCGAGTTTCCTGTACTAAAAGATATAGAGCTCTTATATAGTAATGCTGAGTAGAACTGGATACATCACCAAAGAGAATGCTGAAATAAAGAAGGAGCTGACTGTAAGAGCGATTGAGAATGCTGTTGGGATTAGACCCCCCTCGTTCAAAGTGTTTCGAACCGATTCCAAGGGGAACATGTGCATCCCACGATATTTTGGAGAGGAACGATTCTGTGTACCGCGAGATACGCGACCTCAACCAGTATCGGCACAGATTACATTCACTGGAAAGCTTAGGACAGAGACCCGACAGGATGAGGCATTTGATTTGTTTTTTAAAACAAAAAGTGGTGGGGTGCTTTCGTTGCCGTGCGGCGGCGGAAAAACGTCAACCGCTCTCGCCATTGCTGGAAAGCTAAAGCTTAGAACTATGGTGGTTGTGCACAAGGAGTTTTTGGCGAATCAGTGGCGGCAGAGAATCGAGCAGTTTTGCCCTGGTGCGACGGTTGGTATTGTTCAGGGTGACAAGTGCAATCTGGAGTGCGACTTTGTGATTGCAATGATTCAGACTATGTGTCAACGCGAGCATGCGATGGGGTTGTTTGATTCAATTGGATTTCTGATTGTGGATGAGGCTCATCACATAGGTGCTCCAGCCTTTTCACAATTCATGTTTAAACTCTGTCCAAAGTACACGCTTGGGCTCACCGCAACACCGGAGCGCAAAGACGGTCTGACTCGTATTCTCTACTGGTTTCTGGGGCCATCCTTCCTCATGATTGAGCGGGAGAACCAGATGAATGTTATTGTTAATAAAGTGCCGTTTGATTGTGCGGCGTTTAATACACCGCCGCCCGTGAACCGAATGGGCAAGTTTTCGCTAGTGGAGGTGATCAACACACTGGTGGAGATTCCTGAGCGTAATCAAAAGATATTGGATATAGTGAGCGCTTGTTGTAAGCAGGGCCGTAATATACTCGTGCTTACTGATCGGCGGGGGCACTGCTTCTGGCTCGCTGAGCACATTCAGGGGGCTGGGTTGTATATAGGGGGGATGAAGGAGAAGGATTTGGAAGAATCCTCAAAGTGTCAAGTTATCATTGGGACGTTCAGTCAGGCTCACGAGGGGCTGGACATTCCATCACTTGATACTGTTTTGCTGGTTAGTCCGCATTCAGATGTGAAGCAAGCTGTTGGTCGAATTTTGCGAGGTTCTAACAATCCAGTCATTTATGATTTTGTAGATCACTGGAGTGTTTTGTTTGCCATGTGGAACAAGCGGCTTGCAATGTATCGCCAAGCCGGGTTTGTGTGCGAGCCTGAAGCCGTCAAACTCAAGGGGTGTTTATTTGGCTAGACCATCAATTATTGCCATGAAAAAGACGCCAATTATGAAAAACATCAAAAGGTAGTTGCACTCTGAAGTTTCGTAAACCTGACGTTTCTGCATCACCCGTCGAGGCGGGGGACTAAAATCAACTTCTGCATAGCATAACATTTAATCTTAACATTCATTTTTTTACAGCGTAACCTCCTTCTTCTTTGTGCGCCGCTTGCGGTCAGGCTTGATCTTTACATTCTTCGTGTCTGACGTTACCGAGATGATATCAGACATGTCGTCATCGACATCCGAGATGGATGGTGCAGTCTCACGGACAACGGGTCGCGAGTTCATTGGGGGTGGTGGCGCCATAAACCCGCCCATCAGAGAGCTCATGTCAAAGTTTGGCCCCTTCATCTCGCGGCGGCCGCCTTCATCGCGGGGCGGTGCGGCAGTCTGCTGACCAGACTGCGAGTTCTGAACCGCCTCCATCATACTCTTTAGCAACTCTGGATTTTGCTTCAACACCTTACCAGTGTCAAGCCCCGCAGACTTGAACATGGATTTGGTCAAATGGAACATCATCGCTGAACCGCCAACCATCATCATCAGCTTAATCTCTGGTGCAACCGCCACCTTGTTCTTATACTTTGTATGAAGCTCCTCAAACACTGAATCGTAATCGTCAATATTCTCCATCATATTCTCAGACCAGCCATCCAGCTCAATGTCAAAGGGGTCGTAGCGCTTGTTCAGAAACTCAACACCAGTCACACAAGCAATCATGATGCGCCGAGCAAACTTTACAGACTGGTCCGTCTCAATCTGGTACATGATGCGCTTGAATTCGGTGCGAATCTGACCAATGTCAGAATAGGCAGTCAGCTTTCCAGAAGTCTTGAACCCCTTCTTCTCCAGACGAGCAAGCTTATTCAGCAGGTCCGCCTTTTCATCCTCAATCGAAGTATACCCCTCGGAAGGGCCATCTGGGTTGGGGCCACCCTGATTCATCATGGGGTCGTCGTCGCCTCCAGGAAACTCATCGTCTGGGGCCATCTGACCACCGTCCCACTCCTCCGCCATCTCCGGACGTGCCTGAGGCGCCATGCGCTTGGTAGGGTTCATAAATGCATCCATTGAGGGGTCGAACGCAGGGGGTGGCGCGGATGGCCGCATCTGGGGTCTGTACTGAGGCGGGGGCTTGCGGATAGGGATGCTCTTTGGTGGAGCCTGGACAATGTCAATCTCATCAAGGAGCGCCATCTCGTTTGCATCCAGGTCGACACTGAAACCCGCATCTTTCGACAAGACAACTTCAGTCATTCTGGAATTATATAAGAAATGAAGCTACAGGCTTTAACGCAGAGTTTGGATAAAAATATTCACACCTATTAAATATGGCTCTGAACAGAAATCAGCAGAAGACTGTCATGTACGTACTCATTGGTGCTCTGACCCTATGGATTCTTATGCGCATGACCCGCAAGTCTTCATACGGTCTAAGACTCAGACCAATCGACCTCTCCACCACCTACTCTGGCCCCCAGGGCTCCCTCTTTGATCAGAAGTACGAGCTGAAGTGCACCCCAGGTGCCGTCGGGAGCGACAGCTCCAACTCGTACGGCCTGACCCCAGGTGGAATTTGCGGCGATCAGGAGCTCATACGCAAGCAGATGCGCGAGTACACCATCGACGAAGGCATCGGCGGTGATCTTATGTCAAAGTAATTTTAGCAATTGATAATAGATGGAGCATATAGTCAATATAGACTCTACAAATCGTGACACAACTTTGTACCCCTCAGGGAATTCATACGTTCTAAACTTGGTCACCCCAATAAGATGGATATCACGTGTAGAACTCGTAAGCGCAAAAATACCAAACACCATATGGAACGTTTCCAGCACTCTTGGCACCACTCTCATGACTTACACATCAACCGATATCAAATTGCCTCCAGGATTCTACTCTGCAACCGGCCTCGCAAATGACATCATGGCGACAGGCATCGCACCAGCCCTCAAGATATTGTACTTGCCAAACGAAGGTAAATACCTATTCTACTCACTGACGGCAGGGTTCACGATAACACCCGTTACCGCCGAGTTTGGACGAGTTATAGGAGTCCCTCTGGGAACAACACTGACTGGTACATTAGTGAGCGGTGGCAACTGGCCGCAGTATGCAAGCAATCCAACATTCACTGGATACTACATTGCCAAATCTGTAAACATAATCGACTTGGCACCAAACGAGTTTATATATCTGGACATTGAGGAGCTCAGAACAACCTGTACACACGACTCTAGAAAGAATGTTCAGGTGACGACAAACGAGCCCTCAGGAAAACAAATCACACGCGTAACCACTGAAGGATCAACCATTGAAAACACATTCGGAATCATAACAATGGATGTCGACTCTGGGTCCTATAAGATGTTCAAAGAGGCTGCAGACTATAAAATAGCAGCCGACTATATTCAACGCATTCCTAAAATTTCAAAACTCACTGTGAAATGGAAAGATTCAAAAGGTGATCCTTTGTCTTTTAATGGTCTCGAAGACAATTCGATTATTCTGAGGTTTATTTGTGATCCAGTGCCAATCACCCTTGACAGACCCAGAGGTCTCCCATCACCAGTCAGACTTGACAAGGAGATGGATAGAAGAAAGATGATGATGATAGCTATAGGTGTTGTTCTTATTATTTCACTTTTTATTATTTCACTGATTAAACCACGCACTTCTGGTAACTCACTTTGACAGCTCCGCGCTCAATCTCCTTGAAATTGTGACTCTGGATGACTGCGTCGAGCGATGGATAATGCGGATACTGATTTATATCGTCAAATACGATAATACCCCCGGGTGGAATTTTGTCAGAGAAGAACATAAACTCTGTGAGGACGCTCGCAGTTGTATGAGGACCGTCAAAAAATACGAGTGAATATGAATTGCAGATAGTCTTGTACTCGTTATATAATGGAACACCATCACTATATCTCATGAAAAACTCTGAATCCTCCATCGGAAAGAATATGAAATCCATATCATTATCGTGGCAGTATGTGTATAGATTTCTGAGAGCATTCGTCTTCATCTTATTTGTATAGTCAAGTCGCTCCTTGCGAGTCTCCCAGTGTTCATACTCTATGTTCCCATATGGATCAATAGCAATGTGCATTTTAGACTGCCCAGAGCTTTTCAGGGTATCAAGAATCATTTTTGTGCCACCACCCGCCCTCAAACCAATCTCACACGTCATACCGTCGACACCGCGCACAGCCTTGACCGCATCAGTCAGAATATTATACTCTGATGAATCAGTTTCTATGGAATTACAGTTCAATACTACATCACTCTTCAGCTGCCATATAATTGAGAGTTTGAAAACGGTAAGAGGAAGTACCTTATAAGGGATATTATGCGTATTCATATAGCGATGTAAAATAGATTCAGCAAAGTGATCCACCCCCGTTTCAAGAATACTATCAAAATGATCATGCAACTTCATGCACTTTAAAAAGTTTTCACAATTTCGTGAAATGACACAGTTATCAGCTAACCAATCTTTATCCCCATAATGATCAGGAAAATATAGATTCGTGTCATCTAGCATTCTATAATCTGGTACTTCTTCAAGAACACCATCGTAACGCATTCTGAAAAACACATCATACTCACCATCGTCAAATAATTCCGAACACAACTTTATAGATTTGTTCATAGATTCAATGCAGTAAAGATTGTGCTCAGTATGTCTTTTCTCTATAGAATTATCATATTTCTGAACCTTTGGATTATAAAGACGCGTTATAACATCGTGAACATCATCAGAATATTTATATTCATACGTATTCCATGAAGCAACCATCATCTTCTCACCCGAATCGTGCCAGTAGTGGCTGAAAATAGTGCAGTCATACTTGTCCAATAGATGAGTTTTGATACTGTTATATGATCTCATATCATCCAGATCCCGCGCCTGCCCAGTCAGAAACAGCGCCATCTTCTTTTTTGGGGATTTAACAGGGTATCGCTTCACCAGATAATCCAGATTCTGACGCGTGTTATTCAGTGTGTACCATCCTTCAGGTTTGTATAAATTTGCTATAGACTGAAAGTACTCCTCATACATCGAACCAACCTTGTCAAATGAAAAGTTGTCAATCGCCCAAGACCTACAAGCAGATGTGTCGATTTTGTCTATATTCTTGGCGGCCCACATAAACTGCTCGAATGTTCGGCACTTGTACCCAGTCACCCCATGAATGTTATTCTCGCCGGGGCCGCCCCAGTCGTTTGATATGACGGGTGTACCAGACATTAAACTCTCAATCACGACGCACCCAAACGGCTCCATATATAGAGTCGGCATAATCAGAGCTCGCGCCTTGGCCATGAGTCGTTTTCGCTCATCAACACCGACATACCCCAACACCTCAACATTATCAGGAAGATCATGAGGTATGCACCCCTGACCGGCAATCTTCAGCTTGATCCCAAGTCGCTTCGTAATATCAATAGCTAGAGTATACCCCTTGTCGAAATTCAGACGGCCGACAAACAGCATATAGTCCTCTTTGGGCTCGGGCTGAAAATCACTCTCGTCAAAGTAGTGAGGAATGACAGTGTGATAATAATTCATCTGATGATTCTGATCATTGCAGTGGTAATGAAGTGATGCATATGACGGATATACACGATAACTGGCAAATGCAGATGGGTACCCAATTGCCGGTTCAACAACAATCATATCACTGTGATGATCAGCAATCGGCTTTTGCCAAAAGCCTCCAAATATCAGTAGAAAATCACCAGGCTTTTTGCGGGCACTCACCTCTTTGATGGTGTTTTGATTTATCATGGTGTATAACTCGCTGGAATCGGCTAGAGTAGTATACTGATTCTTCTTGAAATCATACAAGTCACTGTATAGTCTCTTGTATTCTAATCTCGAAATTACAGGAACAAGCTCAGCACATTCCAGCACAGAATCCTCATGGCCATAGTGAATAATCTCACACCCACGCCGGGACATCATCGCACAAAAATTCACTATATTCTGAGTAAATGCACATGCAGAGTGCTCTTTAGATGTAACCGTATGGGGTATTGATGGAATATGAAATCGCATTCTAAATTTAGAATGTGTGAAACCCTTATGTCGATGCTGATTTTCTTTCATGATAGTAATGAACATATCTGGTGAAACAATTACAAATAGCGGACCAAATGTAGTGTTTCGGACAGGTGATGTGATGACAGGTCAGCTGACAGTTCCTGATTTAGTTGTTCTCAATTCTTTTACATGTGCCAACGTTTTTGCAACCACGGGATCATTCTCCAACGCCCTCACAACCACCAACGTTTTTGCAACCACGGGATCATTCTCCAACGCCCTCACAACCACCAACGTTTTTGCAACCACGGGATCATTCTCCAACGCCCTAATCACCGCAAACATATTCGCAACCACGGGATCATTCTCCAACCTGTACTCTGCAAATGCCCTCACAACCACCAACGTTTTTGCAACCACGGGATCATTCTCCAATGCTTTAATTACAGGGAACGTGACGGTCACCTCGGACGCCAGCTCGAACAATTACGTACTGGCTAAGCGCACCCCCGCGGGTTCCTTGGACGTGACGCAGTACGTGACCGGGTCCGTGCCTCTGACCACAACCACTAATTTGATCCAGAACTATCTGTCGAATGCGGCGACGATAGGCATCCAGAACTCGAACGTGTCTGTGAGTTTCACAGGGACCAATAATTCGGGAGTTCTCTTCCAGTCGGGGGGGCACTCTGCAAATTTCTCGAACTGCGCACTTTCAAACATCTTCATCGAGGCTTGGGTCTATCGCACAGCGGTCACGACGGGTGCTATTTTTGAGCGAGCCTTAGGAACCGGTACAGATATTACATTCTATATTTCGGGGGTAACAAATGGAGTTGTGAATTTTTACCTCACTAATACTGCAGGTATTAATATTGGAGCTTGTACAGCAACCGCCACAGTACCTCTGAATACATGGACTCACGTTGCGGCCTCGTACCACAGAACGGGCCCGACGGCGGGAACGGCCTATGCTTTCGCGGGTGGCTCGCCAGGAGCGGGAGTGGTAGTGTCGACCCAGCCTCGTCTCCAACCGACCGCAAACATTTACATAGGGTTTGACCAGTTTTCCAGCAACTTCGCCGGCTTCATCCAAGACGTCCGCGTCATGACCGGCTCTATCGTCCCGATTGCCACGTTCACACCACAGACCGGACCTTTCACAACCGCCCCTGTGTACCGAACAGGCATGAACACCGGCTACACGTCCAACCTCACGATGGCTCTGAATACTCAGTACTTCCCCGGCGCCTCGACCTCGCCCTATGGACCTTGCTTGACCTTGCCGGGGACGGTGGGGTCTTATTACAATGCGGTCAACACGGCCTACAACACAAACTGGAAGACCAACGGGTTCTGCTTGGAGGCGTGGGTGAACTTTGCATCATTTGCTAATGCAGCTGGTGGTAATGGTTCGTGGATGTTAGGACATATGAGTTCTGGTTCTGGTGGTACTCAGGATTGGGCTTTTGGTCCCAGAACTACCGGGGAGTTGTTTTTTTTTTATTTTACGAGTTCGGTTCAGTATGTCAATACAGGAATAAACATGGTTACTGGACAATGGTCGCACGTATGTGTACAGTCAAATGGAACTAATATTTTCATATTTTTGAATGGTATTCTTCTGAACTCTGGTGGAACGGCAATTGTTGGAACGCCTACTATAACTATAGGAGTGCCTATATCAGTTGGGCAGCTAGGTACTATTCAAGGCCCCAACTTCGCCATCGCCAAGGCCCGACTCGTATTCGGCACGTCTGGAGCCAATGGCAATGTCTATTCAAGCGGAAACTTCACCCCGAATCCCAATTTCAATCCAACCCTCCCATCGGGCGCCACAGTCGCATGGTCTTTGGAGAGTAAGTACCCTCTGCCTACGTACCCATCGTTCTTCGACGTTCCGATCCTTCCGCAACAGATTCCGTCTTATGGCGCCGAGCCCGTCCCCATCGGAGGTGTTACATCCAACGTCATCGGGCCATACCCGCAGCTCGACTCGATACGATTCGACGGCACGGGCTACATCGACTACGGCAACGCGGCGTCTTCGGCTTTGTGTAGTAATTTGTGGGCCTCGCCGTGGACTATTGAGGGGTGGGTTTATCCTACGGTTCTTAGTGGAAATATCCCTATTTTTTCTAGATCTAGCTACGGAACTACAATCGCATTCGATCTTCTCATTTATACACAGGGTACAAGTTTGTATGCTTACGCGGGCGGCTTTACATCGGCTTCATCGGCTCTCAGCCTCAACACGTGGCAACATATAGCAGTCACCTATGACGGGACACAATCGAACATTTATGTGGGTGGGACTTGGAGAAATGGAGGCACTTTGACTCCGTACACATACACCCCAACACACGGGACCCTAGTTGGTGCTTGGGGGCCAGGTGTGGCTCTGGCCTTTGGCGCCACGACTTCATTCCAGGGCAACCTCGCCGACCTCCGCGTCTCCAACGTCGCTCGGTACACCGGCTCGACCTACACGGTTCCCAACGTCGCGGACGGCTCGGCGCCGTTTGCAACGGACTCTAGTACCCTTTTGCTTTTGAAATCACTGGCCGGTCAAGTCGGCACCACCTTGGAGGTTCAGGGACGGGGCTTGAATGCAGTGAGTCTCGGGGCGACTCAGACCGTGCGCGCGTACCCGCCGGCGCCCATGTCGTCTTATTTGCTCGATACAACCTCTAATGCTTTGGTCACTTACGGGCAGGGGAAGTATGTGACGAGTTCTTCGACTGAGTTTTCGACTGTTTATTCCGCTTATTTTGCGTTCGACAAGTCTGCATCAACCGCATTCGGTTCTATTTCTGCTTATACAAACAGCGTTTATGGCGGCTCCGTGACGACCGTCGACACCCTCGGAAACTCTTATGCGGGTGAATGGCTACAGATTCAGGTTCCAACTTCACTCATCTTGACAATCTTTACACTCACCGGGTCACTTAACGGTCAGACGAAGAACGTGAAGGGTTTCACGATCCTTGGATCCCGGGACGGTCTGAATTGGACTCAGGTGTATACCAACGCAAATTCCGGGTTTTCAGCAAGTTTACAGTCTCTTTCGTTCCAGGCATCTGCTACACAGGCCTATACCTACTACAGACTTGTCGCTCAGACTACATTCGCAACAGGTGGCAATACTTGGGAACTCATCGAATGGACCCTCAACGGCACCGAAGAGTCCCTGTGCATCACCAGCGACGCCAAGGTGGGCGTGGGCATCGCCAACCCGCAGCGCGCTTTGGAGGTTGCCGGCGACCTTATTGTGGGCGGCACGATCAGTGGAGGCTCTGGCCTCGGCGGGTTCCGCAACCGCATCATCAACGGGGACATGCGGATCGCGCAGAGGGGGACGAGTTTCACGGTAGGTGGCTACACGGTCGATCGGTGGGTTCTACAGAAGGGGATTTTGGTCGCCACCGCGACTCAAGATTCCTTGGCGGCTGGTGATTCTCCGGCGACTCAGTCCGGTCTCCAGTATTTTTACCGCCT